AGTTAGGACGCTCTAGTTCAAACAGCTTTGCAATCTGGCCTGAATTAGCAATCAATGCCTCAAGCGATTGAGGGTTGTATTGACCGCGATAGCTTGCAAGGTCGCCATATCCGAGTGCAATGCCCTGCTCCACGGCAGCGTCCCAAAGTTGCGGGCGCTGCGCTTCTGGTGCTTGGCTGATACGCAAAGCCGCATTGCCAAGATAGTCGTTGCGGGCCTTCATAGCGTCTTTGTCGCGCTGGCCAATCTTAGACCAAGCATCCCAATCAATGCCTGCTAGTTCCGCAATGGCCGCCTTGTCGCCTTGTGCGGCGCGCATTTTAACATCGCGTTCTCGCTGCGCCTGCTGCTGCTGGCCGCGCTGCTGCTGCAAAGCATAAGCCTCACGCGGTGCAAAGCGCATCAGGTCGTTAGAAATAGGCGCATTCGGGTCTTGCGCCATTGCTGCTAGTTGCTTGTCAATCTCGCTTTCAGCGCGCCGCTGACGGCCTTGCTCCATGCCCTGCTGAAACGCACCGCCAATATCGACAGGCCGCAGAATGTTCCAGTTAATGTCAACCATTCTCTAATTCCTTGATGCGTTCCTTGATGCGTTCGGCGCTGGCTTTCCAACCGGGCTTGTTTTCCCGCTTGCGTAGCTTTTCTTTGAGGGCTTCCAATTCTGTCATCAGAAGATGCCCGGATTTTGCTGGAACATGCTGGTGATGCTGTTGTTAATGCCGTTGCTACCGCCGCCGAAGCTGGAGCCGAAAATGCCGCCAAGGCCATTGGCAACGCTGCCCCACATATTTGCGGTTGACTGGCCGCGCATCAGTGCTGCGTTCGCCGCTGCGGTTCCCGCTGAATTGTTGTTGGCCGATACCGAATTGGCGTAGTTCTGACCAACGCCCGCCTGTGCCGACGCACCAGCCAAGCCCACGCCCTGCTGGTTAGCAAGCTGACCAAGGTAATTGCCAAATTCGTTCGATGCGATGTTCTGGCCGTAGTTGAGAGCGGCTTTCAATCGTGCGCCGCTGTTCAGGACAGGCGCGCCAGCATCAAGCGCCCGCATTCCCTCGTTAAAGCGGAACTGATAGCCGGTTGAATTGCGGTAGTTGTTGAAGGCGTTGTTGTAATCGGCCTGCGGGCTTGTCATCGCCTGATATTGCCCGTTTGCGTTTGCGCCCACTTGCGGCAAATCTTCGCGATAGCCTTGCGGATAATACACATCGCCGCCCATTTCTTCGAACATCCGGCGTTCGATCATGCCATCGCCAATGCCGCTGCCGCCCATATAGCCATAGGGCGCGCCAAACTGCATCATCGGGTTCATTTGGGGCTGCTGCTGTTGCGGGACACCAAGGCCAAGGAGCGCATTAATTGCGTTGCCCGCCGCGTTGCCGCGCTGCTGGAATGGTGACAAAACAGCCGCGTTCTGCTGATAAATCTCGCGCTGCAAGGCATTATTCTGCGCCGCCGTTTGCTGTGCGGTTTGTTCCGCACGACGCGCAGCCTTCTTTTGTGCAGACGAGCCAATGAGAGCGCCGCCAATTGAGGCGACACCCCCGATGATAGCACCAACGGGCATATCTATTTCTCCAGTATGAAAAGTTCCCGCAAGCCCTCAGGCGTTTCCATCACCCCAAGGCTTGAAAATCCTATTTTCCGATTGAACAGCCGGACATGCCGCCATTCCACAGGGGTAAGCCCCCAAATCATCCTTGCATCGACCTCGGCGAGCATTTTTCGGCCCAGTTCAATTGCTTCTTTGCCACGCGCCGTAAAGTGAACGTGACCTTCATAAATCCCCGGCCCGCGCCATGCGAAAAGCCCGATATTCTCACCCTCAACCAAAACGATATTGCGCCGGTCATTCACCAGCGCCGATGTGTCGCCTTCCTTGTAAATCGCGTTCACAAGGTCAGGGTCAAACGTCCTCAAAATTCCTGCTCTCGCACATAACCCGGAGGCGTTGTTCCGCGCCCGTCAGATGGCGGATCACCAACAGCCGGAATGGTAACGCCGCCGATAACGTGCGTGTCGCCAGTCTGCGTTATTTCCCCCGTTGTCGCTTGATAAGTTACAGCCCCGCCCGCCCTTGCCGCGTCCACGTAATAGATGCGAACAAAGGTTCCAGGCGTCTGCCCCGTAACCGTTCCAGAATTGACGCTTACAGTCGAAGAACCATAAACCCTGCTGTGGGCCGATACAGTCACCACACCCGAACTGGTGGCCGTCAGGAGGCCATCAATGTGGTCTGTGTAGCTGTTGGCCAGGTCAATGGTCGATTGAACCGCCATTGCCTCTTGTTTTGCCTCGTTACCCAATGCCAAGGCCGCTTGCGCCTGACTTAGCGCCAATTGGATTGCGTCAATCTGGCTTTGCTGGTCCAGAAAAGCATCCTCAATTGCCTCTACAGTCTTTTGCCACAGCCCTTGAAACTGAAACGATGCGCCTTCAGGCCCCGATATTGGAACACCCCTAAGCAGCCTGTCCAAGCGAATGTTGCGGCCAGTTAGCCCGCTGTCCAAATCCGGCCCAAGCTCAAAACTTCCCCCCGTCATCGACAGAACAGCAGGGCTTGTCATCATGTAAACAGGCGTCAGTGCAACAGAGCCGCCCGCCATCGCTATTGAGGCAGGCGAAATGTCAATGCTAGGCATTGGTAAAGACGGTTCCAGCGCCGATTGTAAAGACTTGGGTGTCAGGCAGCGTGTAGGACGTGCCGTAATCCAGAAAGCCTATTAGTTCATCATTGGTGGCCGTGTCGTTATATAGCACAATATAGCGGAACGGGCCGATGCCGCCGCCCGCTGCCGTAAATGACGCGGAATTGACAACAAGGCTATATGTGCCGCCCGATTGCGACGAAGAACTAACCGTCACCGTTGCGCCACCTGCCGTATAGCCAAAGCCTGCCGATATTTCTGTAATGTTAGCCTTAACCGTGTTGGTCAGAACCGGCGCGGTGTTGGTCAGCATATACTTCAAGGTATCGGACGAAAGGTTATGCACCTTCTCGCTGATCGCCTCTTTGAAGCTGATGAAAATCGAAAAAGTGATTGCCATTAGCGTTGCCTTCCACCCGTTGCCGCATTGGCTTGAACATCTGAAAGCCGGAAACTTACAGGGTCGGTTATGCGAAACTGAAACAGCGCGCCGGGGTCGTCAAACATCCCCAAAGCGCGCCATTCCACCCTCTGCCGATATTGCCCCTGTTCCCCCAGTTGCTCGGCTTCCCAATCTTCCCAAGTGTTGCCAGCATCATAGCTGAACCGCATTTCCAGTGTCGGATCGGTGTATATACCCACCAGATTTGGCGTTGTGCCAACTTCACAGGTCAGGCGGATATTATCAATCTGGGCAGGCTGTTCCAGTTCAACCCCCGCCATGAACAGGCGTTCGATGATGCCTTCATCGTCATAGTCGCCCCAAGCCCAAATCTTGCCGGTTTCATCATCGCCAAAATCAGCCATAGCGCGAAAATTGGTGCGCCCGTAGCTTTTGAACTCACACCATTGGCCGGTAGTCACATCATGCGCCATTGTGAAATCATCGCCGCGCAGACACACAAACTTGTGCCGTTCATCATCAAGCGCAAACACACCAAGGCTGGTTGAACCGTCAGCCTTTTCTACAATGCCGTCATCAGATACCGCCTGTGGCACATCGCCATTGCGATAAACAATCTTGTCAGCGCCAACCCAATAAAAGCTGTTATCAACCCTTACAGCGCAGCCAGTGGCGTAAATGCCCTGTTCAAATACCCGCTGTTGAATGGGCGAATAAGGCAAATTAGGATCGCCGGTAAAACCCCAAAATTCGACACTTTCCGTGCCGAAGAACACAAGCACACCATCGAGAACCAGAACATCGAGCAATGCGTCTGGTTCGTTTTCGGCCTCGGCAAAGTCTAGCGGATCCCATGAACGCCCGTTATTGACACCGGAGAAATACCATTCCCCTGTTCCGTTGCTCAACCCGATGAAATAGCGGCCTGTGAAAGCAATCGTGGTTGCGGCAGCTTCAGGAAAGCCAGCATTGACAAAATCCGTGCCGTTATAGCTGTAAATCGCCCCACCAGCGTTAACGAGAACTTCCAGCCCGTTCGATACTATGCGGGCTTGCCCCCCGCCCGCGACTGTCCCCAACAAGGTTGCACCGCGATAAAATTCATCGCCCGATAGTGTGAACCTGTCACCCCCAAACACACCGTCTTTTTGAAACGTGGCCCGAACCGGCCCCGCCCCTACATCAGCCACTTCAACTAGTGCCTTGCGGCTTTGCAGGATTACCCCCTGGCTGTCAGACTTTTCAACAAACAGGTTGATAAGTTCCAGTGGCGGCAGATTGCCCCTGTTGCGCGTATATGCGCCAAGGCCATACGGAATTTTCATTCGGTTATGTCCTTAACTATCCACGCTGCAACGGCACAAACGCAGGCCAGAGCCGTCAAGGCCCCAAGCACAAAGCCAAGCAGCAGCATCAATAATAGACCGGATCGTCACGCTTGGTGGCGAGCTTCTGCGAAATAGCGCCCTTGAACCGGAAACCTCGTGCAGTCGTGCGCGGCGGCAATTCAGCGCCGAACATTTCCGCAAATTCCATCGCAAACAACGCTGCAAGGCCCGCCTTGTCACGTTCTGCCAAAGGCGCTTCGCTGTTCAGCGTCAAATCATGCGCGGTTTGCCAGCGGCCCAAGCTGAAAACATGGTTTTCCTGTGCAGCGCCGTTAATGACAATGATTGCCGTTAAGTCGTAAGGCTTGCGGGTTTCATTGCCCTCGGTGATGGTCTGCGGAATGGTTATAGCTGCGCCGTTCGTTACAATGCGCTCATTTTCCTGCGCGGTGTAAGCCGAAGTCGCATAAACTTCTGTAAAAGGCCCCAAAGGCCCATCAGCAAACATGCTGTCATAAATAGACTGCAACACGGTCAAACCGGCATCAGCCTCTTTTGCCTTCGGTTCGCGGCCAAGCGGAACAACCCGCGCCTGCTGAAGGCCCAAGGTGATAATATCACGGCATGTTATCATTTATCACCCCTCCCAAAAAGAAAGGGGAGAGCCGAAGCCCTCCCCAATCCTGTTATTCGACTACGTAAAGCAAGCTGAGATACAGGGTGCCCGCAGCGCCGGTTGCAGCGTTGGCCTGTGCAACGCCGGTAATCAGCGTTTCAGTGTCGTATTTGTAGCCAGCGCCGGTTACTGCGGTTGCAGTTGAAAGGGCACCAGTCTGCCCCACGGTAGAAGCCGCAAACAAGCGGTCTGCATCGCCGGAATCGCCCACGTTGATAGTGAGCGTCGGGGTGGCGTTGGTGTCCATGTCGGTGGACTCCAAAACCGCGCTGATCACACGAGCGCCAGCAGGCAGATAGCCAAAGTTGATGGTATCCGACGTTGATGGAGCCGCCGTGCAGGAGACTTCAAAAAACGCCGCTTTCAAATCACCTGCAAGACCGTGCGATGCAACCGGCTTGCGGGCATAGTTGGTAGCTGAATAAGTAGCCATTTCTTAATCCTTAGAAAAAAGGGCGGAGCCGAAACCCCGCCCGTCAAGATTAGCTGTCGGATGCCGCAGCAAAGAAGCCGGTAACCATGCCGTGCTGCTTGCCGTTAAAGGCCATCTTCTTGACGCCAAGAAGTTCCTCAACAGCAACGCCCGGACGGAAAGCGTAGTCCTTCGTGGTGTCAGTCCGCATGGTGGGCATCTGCCCCCAAGCAACGCCGACAGCCTGCTGACCGCACAGGAAGACAGGACGAACGTCAGCCGAAGCCGCACCGGCACCGTTCAAGGTGAACGCTGCGCCGCCGTTTGCTGCGATGTCGTCAATTTCCGGGACTTCGCGGTGAATGACGCCGTCATAAATTAGGTCGCCATCTTGGAAGAGCGGGTTGTTTTCAACATCGCGAGGACGGGCCTCACGGTTAGCAGCAGTGATCGTGCTGTCAGCCTTCAGGTCGCGGAAAGTGCGCGCACCGTGGAACGCAACGAAATACTCCTGACCAACCTTCGACTTGAACGGACGAATGTGCGGGTCAGCCAGCTTTGCCATACGCTTCATCAACGAAGCCGCCGAAGCAGTCATTTTGTCTGCTGCGGTGTCAATGTTGCCGAGAGCGGTTGCAAAGGTTGCAGAGTAGTTTGACAACACAGCACCGAAAAGCAGGCGGTCTTGGTTAGCCGCTGCCCATGCGTTGCGGTTAGCCGCAGTCGAGTCAGCAAGGTTTACAGTGGTGTCACCAGAAGTAACAGCCGAAAGCATAGCCTTGATGATGTCATCACGGAACTGTTCCGACTCCCAATTACGAAGCGCATCACGCGCCGCGTTCATCAGGTCAATGTCGGTCTTGTAGCTGGTCGATTTAGGAACACGGACGCCATTACGACGCCAATCAATCGAAATTGCACAGTTGTAGTTGCCAAGGTCTTCCTCGGCACCGTCCAGAACCGACGAACCAGTAACGCCAGTGCCGCTAAGGCGGGTGATAAGAGGAATGTTGATCGTCTTGCCAGCTTCGTTTTCAAGTTCATGCTTGGCAACGATGATGCTGGTCGGAGACTTGCCCATGTAACCCGAAAAGCCCGATTCACGGACATATTCGCTGAAATACTGCGAAAGCCACTTCTGCTTTTCAGAAGCGGATGCAAGAGTTACTTCTGCCATTTTCTATTACCTTTTGAAAAAGTCGTCGAAAATCGCCGCGTCTCCCATAGCTACGTGTTGAACCCCCGCCGCAGATGGCGCGGCAGCTATGGTTTTCGGCTCTTCGACTTGTGGAGCGGCCTGTGCCGCGTTCGCTTGGGCCTGTGCGGCCTTCCACGCCTGAAATTGTGACCATTCGTCGGGCTTTACCTGTGAAGCCATTTGCTCCTTTCGGTATTCAGCCACGGCGAACCCATAAGGGTTGCGTTGCGATAAAACTTTTTGACCAAAGCCCGGCATTTCCGTTGCTTTGCGATTGACCCAATCAAGGGCCTGATCGACAACATCATCGCCAAACTTTTCGCGGGCTAAGTCTTCCGACAAATCCAGTTTGGCATTCAATGCCGCACGGTTTGCCATGCTGGCCTGATACGCATTAAAGGCATCAAGGTCTTCAATCGGATCAGGGGCAGGAAGTTCAACTTGCTGTTGTTCCTGTTCTGCCAAGCGGCTTTTTAGCTGTCGAACCTCATCACGCACCTCGTGCAATGCCGCCAATGGCACCATGACGGGCTTGTTTTCAGGTTCTGGTTCAGGCTGTGGGGCCTGTTCCTCAATTCCCGCTTCCTGTTCAATTACCGATTCTGCAACCGGCTCTTCGCCTTCCAAAAAGTTTAAATCGTCCATAAATCCCCTTGCCTGTAACGTCGGCACAACGAAGCACCCGATCCCCGGTGGCGGGGTCAGCAATTGCGACTGCTAACTGTCGAAAACGCCCGTTAAGGTCGGCGGCACCTGTCTCGTTAAGCTACCGCACCCATTCCGGCCTGAAACGCATTCATCTGAATGCTGGCCATTGTGGCTTGTGCGTCCGCCATGTTTTTGGCGGTCTTGCTTTTCGTCTCTTCGATTTTGGCTGTAGCGCCCTCCACCCCAAGCTGCTGCTCTGGATTAGGCTGCGACTGCTGTTCTTTAAGCTTCTCAATAATCTCGCGCTTCTTTGGAAGGCTTGACGATTCCAAAAGTAACATCGGGTCAATCGGAACGCCAGCCTTGGCCAAATCGACAAGGGCAAGAAACTGTTCCTGCGCCAAGTTTGCCGTATCCGGCACGGTATCCAACGTTATATCGACATCCAATTCTGCGAGGCGGTTATTGTAGCCAATGACTTGCGGTTGCAGCATCGGCATACCGTCCGGCCCCATGACTACCATTGGCGGCCCCATTACAGGTTCATTCACTTGCAAGAATTGAACAGCGCCCTCGTCGTCGGTAATACGTATCCATTCCGGCTGATCCATGAATTGCACGGCACGATCCCAAAAGGCTTCGTAAACGCGATGCTCCCAATCCTCAAATCCGCCAAACAATGTGGCTTGCTCTGTAAGTCCCGCCTGTTGCCTTACAAGCTGCGAACGACCCGATGCGTTATCACCGCCACGCGCCAATATGGCAGGGTTAGGCCCTTCCCTATCCATTTCCCCTTCAGCAATCGCCAGAAGGTTGAACTGGCCGGAAACAACATCACTGCGTGAAACTGGCTGCCAACCAATCGGCAAAACGCCATCCGGCCTTGACGCCTCTTTGCGCGCTGCCTCTGCGTCAGTGTTATACGCCAATTCACTAGATGCCTGAATTTGGCGGTTGTTCAATTCATGCAGCAGCTTTTGGCGGCGCTTGTTAAATTCGTCTTGCGGGGCGCGCATATCACGCACAATACCGTAACGGTTGTTTTCGCGGTCAACATAACAAGATTGCGCCACAATCGGGCAAACACTTTCAGTCTTGTTGCTGCGCTTGCGAACAAAAGGAACCGGCTTCGGCTCCTGCAAATAGCCGCCAGCATAAAAGATGGTGTGAACCCATTGCGCGCCTTTGCGGCAATACAACTCGATTACCATCAAGCGACGATGCGAACGGTCAATCCATTGGCTGTAAGCGTCATTCGGACGGTCGTTAAATGTATCATCAAAGCCACCATCGGGCGAAAAGGCACTGTCAATGCCGTTTTCGGCCTCCGGATACATTGCAATAACGTCATCAGCATAAAGCCACTTGGCAATACCCATATAGCGCGCATCGCGAAAATCAGCCTTGCGCGAACGCGGATCGTAGAAAAACTCTTCCCAGTTTATTTCAACATAAACGGGCTTTTTATTTTCCGTTGTAATCAGTGCCGCACAGGTGCCAGGAGCAAGATAATCATAAGCCGCGTCCATACGCCGCGCATCAAAACGGTTTACATCCGCAAGATAGCGCAGAACCTTGGTTGCAACCTCCGAACCCGCCTCATCTTTAGGATTGCGGGGGAACGCTCGTGGGTCGGTTGAACCCTGCTTCAATACGCCAAGCGTTCCGTTCACAGCCTTGCGGACGCGGTTAAAAATACCGTCAGGCTGCCCGCGCTTTTGTAGGGTTGACCGTTCTTCGCGGGTTAGCTGGTAGCCATGAAAATAATCGTCATCAATTCGGCTTTCGCGGCGGCTGTCCTGCAACAGATCGCGGCTTTCCGAAAACAGCTTTCGGTAGTAATCAAGAGGCTTCAAATTGTTTTCCAATTCACAACCTCCCCTTTGGGCCTACCCCATAAATCTGGCGGATTTTTTGAACGCTCTTCTTCTGCCGGTTTGTAACCAGTGCGCCGCAACTCTTCTAAGGCGTAGCGAAGCGCATCAATTGTATGGTTGTTCTTGTCTTCCAGCACCGGCAATATCTCGCCAGTGTGTTCATCAACCTTGTAACTGTAGAGCGTAAGCTCCTCGGCAACCTTCTTGCACCGAGGATGAACGATAATGTCGAACGACTTTAAAAACTCGATGCCGTCCTCAACCGAACCTTGCCCCTTTAATGCGGGGGTAATCGAAAAGCCCTGACGCCGCATATAACTAACGGTTTCAGGTCGGGCGCTGTCAGCCCTTATCAGCCATTTGTTTGCACCAGGTATCGTGTTGAACAACTTGGGCAGATGGTCAATTTCACAACCAACTTGCCAAGCCTCTGCATCAACATACAGTTTGCGGCCTTCAATGTGACACCGAACCAAAACAGTCGGGTCAATCGCAAAGCCCCAGTCCGCGCCAAACCGATGAATGGCCTTTTCAGGCGTTGTAAATTCTTCAACCTTCCAATTGCGAAACACCCGCGCCTCGCTGTTAAGGCTGTAATGCCCTTGCCATACGTGCAAGAACTTGTCGGGGTCGCGCCTTCTGTCATCCTCTAGGTCTGCCTTCAGTTCGGCAGGCAAATAAGGATTGCTGTCCCAGTTAACTTCAATAACCGCGCTATCAACAGGCGGGCTTTCACCGCGCAACAGCATGTCAACAGGATCGGTCGGCTTGTTAGGGTTCCAGCTAAACCATAATTCGCTGCCAGCCTTGCGAATGGTCGGGCGCAGCAAGTCCAAAGACCGCTGGCTTAACGATTGCGCCTCCTCAACCCATGCCACGTCAAAACCTTCCAGCGACTTGATTGAGTCCGCTGTGTGGTTTTGCATCCCCTGAAATATGATAACGCCGCCGCCAGGAGTTTTGATTTCCGCCTCAAGGATTTGGAATAAGTGCGAGACACCTAGCTTCCGTATCTTGTCTTCTACCAGCAGTTTGACCGAGTTTTTTAGCGACTTCTGAACTTCACGAACGCAAGCAGCCCTGAACCCTTGTTGCGTCGATGCCCTAACAACCAGCATTTCAGCAAAGGCGTGTGACTTGCCCGAACCGCGCCCGCCGTAAGCCCCTTTATATCGTGCTGGCTTCCATAAAGGTGCAAAGACCTTTGGAGGCTCTAACAGCCGCCTAGACGAAGCGGATGTCGAAGCCGGTGAAGGCGATTGGGTTGTCTCCCTCGTCTCCGCCAACATGTTCACCTTGTCGCTGTATTTGCCCTTGAGCTTGCCAGCTATCCATTTGCGCGTTTCAACAGCCAATCGGTCGCGCTGAACGTCTGCGTCCTTGCC